GACGTACCACAGTGTCAGAGTCTCTTGTGACGGTGTTGGCAAAAGGAGGAGAGTATCTCCGAGTGGGCAGTACTTAAGATTAGTCTTGAGTCCATCGTTCCAGTAGGACGTGTTGGCAAGTCGTTCGCGTTCCTCGAACATAAATGATTTAGCGGACAGTCCGTTGGAGCAGTCAAGCCCGCGTATCTTATAGCAGTCCGTAGGAAGCTGGTAGATATTCACATCATTGGTAGTAGTAAAATTAGCGAATTTGATCTTATAGTCTTGGTAAGTATCGACGAGTAAGCCGTACATTTCGGCATAGGCTAGGTCGATGTATTCGATGAGTTCGTCATCTTCAATGAATTTGCTGGAAGATTCATCAGAGGCGTTCCTGATCCGTGTCATCAGCGCACTGACTGCGATAGTTCTGGCCACGCTGTCTCTCCCCTCTTCCTATGTTGGTTGCGTAAGTAAAGGCCCCTCCCGGCGATATATGTTGCCGGAAGGAGCGTACATTAACACATCTCGACAAAGGCTTTAAGGGCCTCGGTCAGAGCTTTAGCGTCTTTTTGTTCCATTGCCATCAGGATTTCTTCGGCGGCAGACTCAAGTTCCACCGAAGATTCCTCATCTTCTACTTCGTCTTCCATTTCCATCATTGGGCCTTCAGCTTCCTTAGAAGGCTTCTTGGAGGCAATGATAAGGGCCGCTAGTCCTTTCGGAGATTGCTTAGCCATTGTCGGTTACCTCCTTGTGTTACTCGCCAGCGCCTGTTACTGCGCTTTTGCGGGCCATGATGACGAAGTGCATGACGTTGGCCTGAGTAGGATCAACAGCCGATCCAGCCGCATTACGGCAGATAACCTTGACCGTCTTGGCCTTGATATCCGTGTCAACTGCTGCTGAGTTAACCTGAACCTGAAATACGGTCGAAGCGTCTGTACCACTGAACATCACGTCGGCTCCGAGAAGTCGATTGAATGCCTGCGAGAGGGTAATCGTATATGCTCCAGTACCAGTCCTAGCCACGCTTGAGATTCCTGCGCCAGAGGTTGCACCGACTGCGCCGGTAGCACCAATAACTACATGTCCTTCAAGAATGACTAGATCGTTCTGGAGACACTTAACGTTCTCTCTGAACTGAGTATTAGTCATTTGAAAACTCCTTAGTTAGTAAGAGAAGGGAGACGAAATTGATCGCCTCCCCGTTAGCAGGGTTACGCTATTAGAGCTTCACCACGCAGTTGTAACCAGGGGCGTTACAAGCGAGCTGGAGGTAGCTAGCGCAACGAACCTCGTAGCCATCCGAGCTAGACTCGCGAAGCATAGTGATTCCGTCGTCCTGAATGAGCTGAGCAAGCTCGCCAACAGACCAGAGCTTCCATGTATCCATCTGGAGCATGTAAGCCTTGTCATTGGGACAATCAGCATCGGGAATGATCAGCATGTCGCCCTTGGGTCCGTTCACGCGGAGAGCCTTGAAGCCGATTCCAACTTCCTTGTCCTTAGCCATGTCGTACATAGCCTTGGGACCGAGAACCTTCTCAAGTTCACCGAACTTCTCGAACGAGCAGAACACGTGACCGGGTTTTCCACCGTCACGAGCAACGCGGCGAGCTGCGCCAATGAGGGCCTCGTCGATAGGCTCACCCGAACCATCATAGATGCGGCCAGCAAGGCGGCCAAGGTCAACCGTACGATCAACGCCGAAGAAAGCGGTAGATCCGGGAGCGGTCGAGGGGCACCATGCGCCAAGACCGGAGACTCGAAGAGCCTTGGAGCTTCCACGGTCGCCTTCCACGAAGAGCGAGTCGCTAACCTGGAGGCCGTGGCTGGACTCGATGGTGAATTTGCCAAGGTCGCGATCAATCGCCGTAATAGCCTTAGCAGTACGAGCGGTACCAGCCGTTCCGTCGAAGTCGTTAGCGTTACCGAGAATGGTCATGCCGACTTCAAAGTGAACGATGTCATTCGCGTCCGACAAGGTAATCACGTTAGTGTTAACAGCCGACACGACGCCAATGCGTCCGCCGCCGTTGCCATAGATGCCCCACGACAGAGATCGCTTGAGAGCCATGATCGCGCCGTCAACTTCCGAAGTAGCAGCGTCAATGAAGGCACCTTCGTCGGATTCAGACAGCTTCATGGTCATGCGGTCGATTTCGGCGACAGCATAATCCTTAACAGGATAGATCACGAAATCCTTATACACGGAGCCAACGCGGTTGGTCTGTGCAGTTGCAAAGGTAGCGGAACGGCCCTGAGGACCGGCGATGCGAATAGGAATCGGCATCTGCTTGCCTTTGAAATTGGTAGACTTGGCAAGAAGGGCGAGCAGGGGAGAGTCAGCATAGAGCATCTCCTTGATCTTCTTTTCGCCATAAAATTCCTTGAGGATCGCTTCAGCAGCGCCACGCGAACCGGCAGCAGCCGATGCGTCAAAAGTAAAACTCGAAGCCATGATATGTTCTCCTTAGAGAGTTATTGTTATTTTCCTCGCATCTTACGGAGCTTCGCCGCAAGATACGTACGTTTTTCCTCGTCGTCCATGTCATCGATGGACTTTTCGGCTGGAGGAGTTCCGCTCTTATTGCCAAGAGTAGGCGACGGACCTTTGCTTTCCGACTTAGTATCCCCTTGCTTAGATGAAGGAGCGTTTTTACCCGGTGTCCCTTCCTTGTCCGGTTTTGAGGGGGTGGCACTCGAAGTGTTAGATTGGTCTTTCTTAAACTTGTCAAGCGTTGTTGCTTTGCCGACAGTTTGTTCAAACCATTCTTCTACCTGTCTACATGCTTCCTCATTAGATAAGACTTTTTGAGAGGTTTCCCAAGTCTGCTCAATCACCTGTACAACAGTATCGCGTGCGTTGAACATGTGGACCAGCGGGAAGTCCTTTTCAATCGTTCTTTCCAATCCCGTATAAAACTGCTCTAGCTTAGACTCGTACTCAGCCTGTTCTTTCGATTTCCGTTCGGCGGCCTCTTTTTCCTCCTTTGCTTTGAGTAAACCTTCGGTTTCTTCTAGTCGTTTCGCAAGTGTATTAAGTCTCTCTTCCCAGGGTTCAGGCTTCTTAGGTGGCTCTTCACCGCGAAGTACCTCGTCAGAGAGGTCTTCCCAAGAGATTCCAAGTCTACGGAGAACTTCCATCCGTTTTGTCTTGGCCAACTCCTTAAGTTCTTGGTACTCTTTGTTAGTCAAGTCGCCTTGTTTCTTGGCTTGCTCGATCTCCGCAAGCTGGGCTTTGACTGCTGCCTCTTGCGCCTTGATCTCCTTCTCTTTTCGAGTAAGAGCAGCGAACTTAGAAGCAAACCGAGGATCTTCTACAGGAGGTTTCTTATCCTCAGTGGTAGCAGGCGCGGGGGCTTGTGCCTCCGTAGGTTTAGTCTCAGCCGTAGTAGCTGGTTCAGTTGCTGCGGTGGGGGTAGTATCGGGTGCTGGTGTATCAGCCATTGCTCTGTCTCCTTATAGATAAATCTAGGCACTATAACATTATACCATGCCTTTAGTATTAAGTCAAGTACTTTTTATTGAGGAGGCATCATCGGTGCCATTGCCCCTGCCATTTCAGGGGAAGCTCCGGCAGCCTGAGCGGCCTGAGGTTGCTCCTCGGCCATAGCAGCCTCTGCACTTCCACCGATCATGTTCTTTGCTGCCTCGTTCCATTCTCGCAGCAGGTCGATCCTTTCCTCTTCGATCTCATCTACTTCCGCTCGAATGATCGCCTCGGCGATGACCTTCATACCCTCTGCAAGGTTCAGGTTAGGCTCTGGCGGGAAGAAGTTACCGTTAGTCAGGGCTTCTTCCACTACCTTGGCGAAGTAGTCGTGGTTGGCCGTCATCAGGCTAGTCTCCGCATCGGTATCGGGGAAGTCTAGCATGGCTAATGCCCGGTCACGGGTGATATAGCCACGTTCGGCTAGCTCGGACACGTACTGAAGTCTAGCGGCAGGAGTCTCAGGAAGTAACGACGTAGGATACTGCTTCAGGAGGTACTGGTCATCTTCAAGGTCTACTTCAGACCACTTGATCTCCTCAATGAACTTCTTACCCGGTACCTTGACAGAAAAGCCCTTATCTGCCGAATACAGCTCTCTGGCGACTTCGACCATGAGAGAGGATACGTCGATATGGCTTTGCTCGAATCGTTGCGCCACGAGGCTGAAACGCTCAGATTCGATATCTTGGTAGGTGCGGAGGGCAACACCTGCGTCTAGTCCGGCTGGCTTCTTCGAGGTGGCGGAGAGTTGAGACACTCCGGCGATCTCGTAGGCCTGTCGAATCAAACGGTCCAAGTGGTCAAACCATTGGGCATGTGCAATGGGTGGAGTCAGGAACTGTGGGGGCGCGTTCATAAAGTCCACAATATGCGCAATGCTATTATTAAGCTGTGCTTTGTTGATCTTTGATCCCATTTCCACACCGATGAACGGTACTGCGAAAAACTGACGGCTATACTGAATGTCCCGTAGAGTAGAGTTGACCTCAAGCTGGATTCCGTTAAGGCGCTCAGCAATTCCTTGGCCAAAAAATCCTACAAGCCGCTCTGACCACTTGAGGAACACAAACGGGTAGTGGTCCTTCTCATAGTCCTCAAATAGTAAGGTGGTGTTGTTCAGGCAGATAATGTGCCTTCCGTCTTTGGCTCCCGGGTAACTCGGCAGTCTCCAACCTTCTACCACGAGAGCAAAGT